TTCTGGCTTCGAAAACTGAGTTCTTAACCAGCAGATCTACGTTTTGCTTAGTATATGCGGCTAAGCCCGTTACATTATACGCCATTTCTATTTATTGTTTAAAAAGGTTAATAATACTATTTAATTTTTCTTCTTTGTTATCCACTTGCTTACCGAATTTAAAACCGCTTTTCACAGGTTCGCTGGGTTCGGTTGTAGGCTCTTTTACAAGCTTTTCAACTAATTCAAAAAGCCCTTTGATAGCATCTTCGGATTTTGCAAAGGCTGCTTTAAGGTTTGCATTTTCATTTTCCAATGCAGAAAATTTGGCATCATAAGCAGAGAATTTCTCTTCATACTTTTTGCCTAAATCTTCGGCAGCGGGTGCTTCAGGCTCAACGGCTGCAGCGGGTTTGATTTCACTGATAACACCACCCTCACCGAGTACGATTACCGTACCATCTGCAAGCTCATGTTCTCCAACAGGAGCGGGCGCCATTGTTTCCTTTTCAACAGAAACAACACCACCAACCTCTAATTTATCAATGTAAACCTCAGTGCCATCTTTAAGCATATAACCGCCAAACTCTTTCTTTTCAGGTTCTGGCATAGCCATCTCCTTTTCATCTTTTTTCTCAGGCATGGTTTCCTCGAAAACCAGCGCTTTGACTTTTTGTAATAATTCGATTGGGTTCATGCAAATAAATACCAATACATATATTTATGGATATTTTGCTTTGTAAGTGATTGATAATTAATAAGATATAAAAAACCCCACTTAGAAAAGCAGGGGTATTTCTTAACCTAAACTAAAAAACTATGAACACAAACTTTTAAATAAATCTTTGCGGCGGGTATTGATTGCATCAAAATTAAAATGTTTATGGCAATATTCAAAAAGTTCTTTGCCTTTGCCTTCCCTTAAATCCTTATCCTCAACCAGCGTCCTAATATTTTTATCCCAATTCTCATAATACACTACATCTTCAGGGAATCCCAAATATGGATTAACCTTTGAAACAATCACAGGTATACCCTTTCCCGCCGCTTCTAATATCTTTAGGTTTGATTTATACCCGTTGAAGGTACTTTTTCGCAAAGGGATTAGTTTAATATCGCTCTCTAAATACATTTGATAGTACTCAAACACCGGCAAACCTCTATAAGCCATATTTGGTAAAAGCGCATCCGCCGTAAAGTAGCTTACCATCTTTTTCCAAATCGTTTGCTCCGTTATATTGCTATCTGAATAACCGCCAACAACCGTCTTTATCTTATCCTTTAAATCGCTATTCAATAGCCGCTTCATTACAGGCTTAAGTATCTTCAAATCCTGCTCATGCGAAATGCCACCCGCCCAAAACAACCTTACCAAATCAGATGCATTGCGTTCGCTTGTAAATTGATTTTGGCCGTATGGTATTGCATTCGGTAATATCTCGACATTCTTATTATGCGGGTAAACCCTTTCCGCCAACCGCTCATGGGTGCAGGTAACTAAGTCCGCTTCCCGTATGTGCTTTATTATTCGTGCATCGACATTATGTTGATTGTAGGTATCAAAGTCCAAATGCCAATTATCTAAAATCCAAAAATCATCAACATCGACAACTAATTTAAACCCGTGCTTTTTGCGAAGCTCTATTAAATCATCCTTGGGCCACAGCCTGTTGATGTTTACAATGTCGTAGTCAAAATCTTCAGGGAAAACATCCGTTATTCGTGCTTTATCCTTTGCCATTAAAGAAACAGGAAGCATAAGCCTGTGATACCCGCAACCGCTGAAGGATTGCGTTAAAACTAAGATTTTCATTTTGTTGATTGATTTGATTATAAAAATATTTGAACGACCTCACCTTCATTTACACCTGCATTATTTAAAGTCATTGTTCTCGTGGATGGGTCATAACTCACATACCTTCTGTTATTAAGCGCCAAATAAGTCAATAGCAGCCCATCAATATAAACCGAGGGCGCACTCGAAAAAGCATCATCTTGCAATGTAGTATCATCAGGCTCCATAACAGAAAAACCCTTTTCAACTACAAACTCAATATAAGGCTTTACACCTGTAAGCCCCAAAGGTATCGCCTGTAAATTAGCTGACATTTTGCAAAAGTTCTTTTAACTGATTAACGACTAACTTCGCCGCCGCTTCCTCTGACATCTTCATCGACATTTTAATAGGCATCATGTCAAACATACCCTCAACGCTGAATCCTTTAAAGGTGCCATCCTTTACCTTTGCCCATGACTCTTCGGCGTTAATCTTTGCGCCCAAAAACCACGTGCCATCGGGCAGGCTTTCAAACTGCTTCATTTTAGGAATGCCTTTACTTTCATCTGCTATCCATGACTGAAAGAAAACCAAATCCACAGGCTTAGCGCTATTGTGCATTTCGTTGCCGTTTGTCTGGAATCCCTTTTTAAAAAACTTTTCGGCAATGATACGGATTGTTTCTTTTGTAAAAAACACCTCGTATTCCGTGCCATCTTCATCACGCCTAAATATCTTTTTATCGGGTATCATTGCGGGGCCGACTACAATTCGCTCCTCTTCATTTACAACTGCAAAGGCTTGCATCTTTTCCCTATCTATTTGCTCAAGTTTTCTTTGCGCCCATTCAACACCCGCATCACCGCCCCACGCTAACCATGCCAATCGACCACATCCATCCCCTAATTCTCTTTTACTATGTTGTCTGTGTCTTTCAAAAGCAGCCATACGTGCAATCGTATCACGGCTTATTGCTTCGCCATTTGCCAGCTGGTTCGCTCTTTGTTTTCCTGTAGCCTCTAAGCAATCACCCCACCCATTCTCTTCCGCCCATCTCAAAGCTATCTTTGCATTTTCACTCGCCTGCTTAGGATAATCGCTATAACTTTCAAATTGCTGTTCGTTAAAAGCGTAAAAGCCAACACCAATGGCAGGCACGTCCACTAAGGCAACGGCATCGACCTCAACGCCGCTCTCAATATCTTCTTTTATTGTCAGTTTATATACCGGTAATTCTTTTTCCATTTATGTAAATTTAAGGATTTCCTATTGATGCATTTCTATTTATATACGCATTTCTTTGATCGTTGTTCTGAATGTCCGAATTCAAAACATACGCCCTCGTTGCCTGATTGCCTAATTGATTGACCGCCGCCGTGTTTACCTGTGTGGCTGTAACCTGTGGGGAAAGTTGAGGGGGAACGGGAGAGGTAAGATTTCCGCCACCACCACCAGCACCAGCGCCAGCACTACCGCCGCCTTTTTTAAACTCTGCATTTGCTGCAAAATATCCTCCTATTTCTCTTTGTGTATCTACAATGATTTTAGCAATAGCTAACCCTTTATCAATGGCAAATAAAACATTTGCAAGTTTTTCATTATCACCCGCTAAAGTAGACAAAGCGTTAAGGCCTGCAGATGCCGCTTCAAATTTAGCATCTTGTAAGGCTATGTCAGCAGCTATTGATTCTGCATTAAAATTCTTTTGTAATTCAGCTCTTTTTTGAGCAGCTTCTAATTGAGATTGAAAAATACGCTCATTTGATTCTTTTATTTCATTTTCATTTTCTATCCTTTTTGCTTCATCAATTGCAAATTGATCATCTAATTCTTTTTGAATAAGTGCATTAATATCCTTTTGCTCTTGCGCTCTATCTTCAGCTAATTTTTGCGCATCCTCTTTTCTCTTTTTTGCTTTTTCATCATCTTTTGCAATACGTTTTTCCCTATCTGCATCTAATTTCTCCCTCCTTTTAATCTGCTGATTTAAATCAAAATCCTCAAGCTCATTATTTACTTTACTAAATTCTTTTAGTTTTTCATAAAATTGATCTGTTCCTATTCCCCTTTGTTCTAAATCATCTTTAAGTAGTTTTTGGCGTTTTAATATCCCATCGCGTGTTAATTTTGTTATCTCTTCCTCACTGGCTCCTGTGGCCTTTGCACGATTAACCGCTAAATCTGTATTTCTTTTAGCAAGGTCAATTTGACCCTCAAGCATTTTGTTTTGCAACTCAATAGCATCGGCAGCATCTTTTTGAGCTTTCTCTAATCGCTTTTGAGCCGCTGCAGCTTCATCAGATGAATCCGCTACATCCATTAAAACATTAACAAGCTCCCCCGCAAGTACAATTAACGCACCAATACCGGTAGCAATAATTGCACCTTTTAAAACCCTAAAAGCATTTGATGTTGTTGAAACCGATACGCCAAATAACTTCATTGCGCCAGATGCCAAGTTTGTAGCTACTGCATTTGCTTTTAATGCAAAACTTGAAGTGGCTATTTGACCTGCTAATAGTTTAAAGGAATCCATCGCATTTGCTATTCCACTAATCCCTTGCTGCAATGCCATCGCAGACTGTACCTTTAAAAGCATTTGCTCTACTTCCTTACTCTCAGCTCCAAATAAACCCATCGCACCCTGCAAAGCGGAAAAGCCCGCTGCTGCACCCTGCACCGCCCCGCCTAACGCTACAAACTTTTTATCGGGGTTGAATGTTTCTGCCAGCGCCTTTGCATCACCAATAGCATCTTTTAAGCCCGCTACCTTTTGAGCCGCCGCTACAGCCTCTTTTGACGTGCTGCCAAATTTCTCATTCATTGCTACCAGCTCGTTCGTTGCGGCCCTTAGCTGCTGCTTCATATTGCCTACCGAAGAAACATCAACATCTATCTTTAAACCTACTTCCTGCTTAGCCATTATTTATAACTTTTAATAGTTCTACTTTTGTTAATTCACCACTCGATGCATCGTAATCCATTACCTTATTAATTCGCCATAACACCCCATCAATAAATACAGGTTTACTAAAATCAAGTTGCGCTATATCTAAATCAGTAAGGTAAACGTGGCAGGTCAATAGCTTGCTATCTTTATCCGCTATTTCCGCAATGTACCCGCTCCAATAATCATTGAATAAATTAGTTGATGGATATGTAACAGGGTCAAAATAAATCTCAGAAGCCGCCCCGAAATTAATATCCTTTGTAGGGTTCACAGGATCATCAAAATGCCCCGCATATCCATACTCCGTTAAGGCAGCGCCTAAGTTAGCACTTGCAGGAGCGGCATCGTTATTACGGATATACCAACTTGCAACGCCCGTCATTTTCTTTGCCATCATTATCCTGATATTGCTATCCATCCGCTCTTCCTGATCCACTGCATTACCCGACGACTTTTTGTAAATGGCAGTTACTACTTTATCAGTTGCCTGATATTGGATTAACACAGACGGCGAAAACCCTATTTCAATCGTTTGCTTATCCTTTGCAAATTGGAAAGACGTATCTTCTAAGCGTGAACCGTATGGTAGGTTGTATTTCTTTTTGTAGCCTTCATTGTAAAAGTCGTTATCATCTTTGTACTTATACTCAAATAATTTTCCAATCAGCATTCCCATAGGTTTGATGTTCCACGGCTTATCCCTTGCAACTTTGTAAGTCCAATCCTTTGACTCCGATAAATCGTAATAATCTACATACGGCTCGATTAACAAATGCTTTTCCTTTACCTTATCTTCAGTGATGTACAAATTAAACATCTTCATAATCCATACAAAGAAATCTTTTTGCAGGATGTTACGAGGGATGCTATATTTAATTAAAATATTTTCGTTTAATACAGCATCAGTAAGTATTGGATTAAGTGCTTTTATTTTTAATGATTTTACATTTATTACTGTAAGATTTACAGTACGATAATAAGTAACCTGAAATGTAATCGTATCATTTGTTAAAAAATATAAATCAAAATCTTCATTGATATTTATTGTTTGAAGTCCTATTCCAGAGTAATTATATTCTTTTATTATAGTTGAATTTTTAATAAATCTTATTTTTATAAATCCAAATTTATTATTAAAAAAATCAAAATCAAATTTAATATACCCTGATATGTTATATTTAATATTCAATGTCTCTTGCGTGCCTGTATATGTATAATTAGGCGACCCATTTCCAGTGAATGACCTTTTTAAATTTTCATTTGCAAAACTTAAATTTATTGTTGTTTCATTTAAAGATTCTATTGGAACAAATCCACTATTTACATCCAATAAATCAGTGAATAATGATTTTAATTCTTTTGTATTACTCGGTACAATAAGCTTATTAAAAAAAGCACTATCAAAAAAACTGCTTTCATAGGTGTATCCTGTCGGCTCAAACATCTTATCAATATACTCTTTCACAAATAACGCCGGGCGGAATGTCCTGTAATCATAATCAACTTTTACCCTGCCGGGGTTTTTCTCAGGTGTTGAGTAGGTGCCATAATCAATCAATGGGTAATAGTATCCGCCTGTACCCGGAATAGTTATTTGACAAGTTACCGTTTCATTTACAATAGATTCCTGAACAATAATAGTATTGCCAGTAAAAAAACTATAACTTGCAGATACTATTGTATAAACTCCGTTATTACTAACAGACCCTGATATAGTTATTGTTTGACCAGCTACATATAAAGATGAATCATTTATACCTGAGTATCTTATTCTTTTTAATGAAGATGTAAATGTTATCAACTTAGTTTTAACAGTATCGCCCCAACTTTTTACAATGTTATCCCGTGTGTACGTATGATTATATTCGCTGAAATCTAAATCCTCTAACTTATCCGCTCCAATGGCCGCAATAAACCCGCCAAGCTCACCAAATAGATTGCCCTCATATTCTATCATATCCCGCTCCTTTACAATCCCTGTGAGCCTAAAAACGCCCTTTAAAAGCAAAAGCCCGTTTGCCCTTAACTCCGCCTTAGTGGTTTGCGCTGAATTAAAATTAGCATTTATATTAGGTGCACCTGGTGAATATGGGTTATTGCTCCCTAACTCCCCCACAAAGCCAAGTATCTTATTGTTCTTTGCCGTACCAGGTAAAACAATCGTTTTGCTGAATGATGTATCCCTGCTGCCGTACTTATTAACATCATCAATATTGTAACTAAGCTGCATCCCTAAATCCTGCCGGATATCAACTAATTGCCCCTCCAAAAATAGTTCGTAAATCATCGGTACTGAGTATTTTGTTTATACACATCTATATTAATATCGAGCGTCTCCGTCTTATTCTGCAAGCTGTTCTTTATCTCATAATTGCTATCTGTAATCTGCACAGGATGGAAAAGGTTTGCCGTTTTATCCCATAAATACACCAAAGGAGAAACGATTAACTCGAACAGCCATATATATTCATCACTATTTAAAAGGTCCGTTGTAAGCTTCATCTTCGTATTAAACTCACTGCCATACGTTCGCATTCCTTCATATAGCACCTTCCCCGTTTTATTAACCATATTAAAGCCGCTCAACTTCCATTCGCTTTGCTCGAATTTCTTTTTTTGATTGTCGGTCATTACATTGCCATTGACAAAAGTAAAACTATCCCACGCCCCGTAGGTGTTCAAAAATATCAATGTGTAAGGTGTATATTTCGAACACCGCTTTTTTAGTTTCTTTGTAGCCAGCACGGTGCCACTCGTTTCAATCTCTACATCCGCATCCCCACCTAATCCATTTACACTGAAATAGTGAAAGCCATCCACAGCCGTAACCGTATTTTCGCCGCCCGCAATGCATATATCAAACTCATTGCCCGCCGCTAATCGTTTGCCGTTAAAACTTAATATCACAGGCTCACCATCATAAAAGTAACTTTCATTCGGGCGGTTTGTCAAATACACCGTGCCGCTACTTAGCGCCGCCGCCGCCCTGTGAAGAGGGTGCCTATTGTAGGTATTATAAACCCGATAAGTTCCTGAAGCATCGTTTGTTGTAGTTGTCGTTCCACACACCTCACCATACCTTACATCGTACTCACCCCACCAATAATCAGCGCCTGCATTCAACACCGGAAAAGATGTATTATAAGTGCTTTGCATATCTATATCAGCCAGCGTATCTACTGCCACCGCCGACCTCACAATATTGCCGACATTTATAACGCCATACTGATCAACGCCATACGGGCTGTTCGTTACCCTTGTAAGTAATTCAGCGCCATTGTAAATATCAAAAAGATACTTAAACCCTATAACCGCTTTATTCGTGCTATCTGCCACATGCCAAACATCTTCATTTGCGGATACATAACCAGACGCTTGAGGTGCGCTCTTAATAGTGATTGCCATTATTTTTTCTTTTTAATCTCTTTTACCATATTCTCTAAATTAACCCTTACATCAATACCCAACGCCTGCGACATCTTAACATCAAAGTCTTTGAACACGGCATCAATGCTTTTCTCCCAGAAGCCCGTATAAGGTAAACCCTTACTTTTTATCGACCGTGCAATAATATATGCAAGGCTCTTATCCTGCGGCTGCCTATTCTCCCTACCTACAGCGCCGTATTTCTTTACATCCGTTGCCCTTGCTTTTATACCATTGCGGGATATCCATTTGCGGATTGCGCTCACATGGCTTTGCGAAGGATTTATTGTCCTGAATTTATACGGCGAAGTACCGTTAATATTGTTTTGACCTTTGCCCCTTACACCCTTATCGACAAATTTGTAATAATCATTTACAAAAACGCTTATTATAATCCCGTTTGCCGTTTCAGTCGTTTCAAACCTTATCGAACTTGCAAGGTCGCCAGTATCCACTTTATCCAACCTATTCAATTCATCATCAACCCTCCTTTCAAACGCCTCAACGTATTCCGCTACCATCTGCAACGCCAAAGGCATATCTTCTTTCGGTACGAACACGCCCTTTGACATACCCAGCCCCGCCGTTGCGCCGGCTCCTAATTTCGCTTGTGCTTGTGCTATTGTTGGCATATCTTTTAATAAATACCTAAAAAACAAAACCCCTGCCCAAGACTGAGCGGGGGGGGTATGCTTGCTATGCTACAAAAAACTACTTATATTTTCTTTTGACCTCTTCCATCATTCGCCGCTCATTCTTTTGCTTTTCCTTTATGTAAACCAAATCACTCAAATATTGTAAAATATTCATATCGTATGCGGCATCCAAACTAATCCGCTCCAATTCCGCTACCTGCTCGGTACTGTAAATCCATCCGTAATTAACCGCAAAGCTGTTTGAACTTCCGCTATCTTGTCCGCCGTCGTTATCTTCGCCA